TTATTCGGTGAATAAGGCGCCCTGCCGCCGCGCCATCTCCTCCTGGCGCACCGTCTTCACGATCTTGTAAATCCACTGGAGGGAGACGCCGTACTTCCGGGCCAGCTCGCTGTGGTTGGCGCCGGTGAAGTCGTCGTAAATCTGGCGATCGCGCTGCGAGAGCTTGTAGGACAGGCCCATCGGGAAATAGATGTTCTGGCCGCCCCAGTGCGCGGCCATGCGGTCGGCAATCTCGCGCCCGACCTGATCGGCCTTGTCCTTGTCGAGGCCGGCACTCTCTTTCAGCGCCAGGGCGCACTGCTCGGCCAGATCGACCAGCAGCTCCGGCCCCTTGCTCTTGAAATCGCCCTTCTGGCGATCGTCTTGGAATGCAGCTTCGGCCATGTCTATCTCCCTCTCTTCAAAACGTCGTTCAAGCTCTCCCAGGCAGAGTGCATTGGGTCAAAGGTCTGGCGCGCGAACGCCTTGTTCAGTACGGCATTGAGCTGGCCCCGTTCGAGGTCGGACAGCTGCAGGGCGCCGACCTGTGGCACCAGCGCCTTCACGGCCTGCGGCAGGAAGCGCATGGCCCACTTCTTCATGGTCTCGATCAGGCGCTCGGCCTGCTCGCCGCTGATCCACTGCAGAGCATCCACCCCGGCGATGCGCTTGACGTAGGCGGCCAGGGCTTCCTCTGAGGGGTTCTTGACGGCGCCCAGCTCATGCAGGAACAGCCAAAGGGCGCGGATTTTCTTGCTCTCCCCATCCTGGGCGAGCGGCCGGGACGGCTTAGCCTGGGCCGGCTTAGCCTTGGAACGCACCTTGAAGCCACTGCGCTTCAGGTGTTCCAAAACCTTCTCCAGTTCTGGAATGGTCAGATCGGCCGACGACGCCTTCTTTCCAATCCGCTGCAGGATGGCGCGATAGGTGTCGTCGTCCATCGACAGGTCGCGCTTGGCCACGTGGATCAAGCGGATCAGGCGCTGGCGGTTAGGGGCTGGCATCGTTCTCTCCTGAAAAACCATCTCCCGAAGCCGCCCGCGAGGGCGAGCGGCTTGAGGCGATGGTTTAGGCTGCGGCCGCGTCCTTGAGGGCCTTGGCCGGCGAGAACTTCGGCGCACGCTTGGCGGCGATCTGGATGGCCTCGCCGGTCTTCGGGTTGCGGCCCGTCTTGGCGGCGCGCTGGGCGCTGCCGAACTTGCCCAGGTCGGTGATCGCCAGCTCGTTGCCGGCCCGCACGGTGTCGAGCACCGTGGTGGTGAGGGCATTGAGCACGGCCTCGGCCTGCTTGTTGGTGACATCCGCGTGGGCGGCCAGGTGCTTTATCAGGTCTTGCTTGTTCATGGATTGCTCCTTGTGGGTGAAAAACTCGGTTAAACCGCAGCCACGTCGAGGCTGATCGGCTGGTATTGGTCGGTGTCGCCGACCCGCTCGTAGATGCGGATGTAGGGCTTGCTGCCGGCCACCTGGACGCTGTCGGCGATCGCCTGCATGGCGCGCAGCCACTTCTCGTCGTTGATGTTGAGGCGCTTCAGGCCGAGCACGCGGGCGGTGTTGATCTTCCCTTCCTTGTTCACCTGGAAGGCGTCATTGATCAGCGCCTTGATCTCGTCGCTGCTGCCTTCGGTCCAGGTTTGGATGCACTCGTCGATCAGCTGCTTGGCCGCCTGCAGGCGCTCGTCGAACACCAGGTGCTCCTGAATCTGCCGGACGATCTTGAAGCGGCCGTCGAACGACAGCAGCGTCACATTGCCCTTCACGCCGCCGAGCTTGACGCCGTACTGCTCGCCCGACATTTCGACGAAAGCGCCGATGTCGCCGAAAGCCTTGGCCTTGAAGTCGGCCAGGACGGCCGAGGCGGCCTTGGCCTTCCCGACCAGTTCGCGCACCAGGTCGTCGCGCGCCCTGTCGATCGGCTTGACCATGTTCTCGGGGATCAGCCGGCCTTCCCCGTCTCGCCAGTAACCGGCTGGAATTGCGTTGTCCATCTAAGGCTCCTTCATTGAATACATGCTCTTTTCTCGGCCCAGCTTCTTCATCATTTCCCGAAGCAAGGCCACGTTCTTCTTCCGCTGCTCCTCGCTGATCCGGGGAGGCGGCAGAGCCGGCGGCGGGTCGCGGTTGCCCAGGTTGTCCAGGAACACCTTGGGCGGCGGCCAGCGGTCGCAAATGCGGTACAGCGTGCGGAAGGCCCGGCGGACGCGCTCGGCGTCCAGCTGCTCGTTCCAGTTCACGGACAGGCTCTCGATCGCGGCAAGCCAGACGTCCAGCGTGAGCGTCACGCTATCGTCGGCGGGAGCGCCGGACAGCCGCAGGGCAATCAGCCCCTGCAGGCCGCGTGCAATCTCCCGTTCGAGCCACTTCTCAACCACGTGCGCGATCCTCCAGGGCGGCGATCGCCGACAGAGTCTTGGACGGTGTCTTGGTCAGCGCCTGGCGCGGCTCGCCGGTGGCCACCACCTGGCCGGCCTGCGGCCGCCAGTTGCTGATCACCTCGTAGAGCCAGCCGTGGGACTTGAGCGGCAGGGTCAGCCGGCCCGCGTCGCGGGCGGCGAGCGCCTGTTCGATCGCCCACACCCATGCCTCCAGCGGTGCGTCATGGACTTGGCCGTTGCGGCTGATCCGCTGGGCCTGCAGGTCGGGCAGCAGGTCGCCGACCAGGCGCGCGACGCGGTCCATCGTCAGCTCGCGCGATTCCGGGCGGAACAGCGCCAGGTAACGCACCAGGGCGGAGCCGAGCTGGCCGGACAGCTTGAAGGCGGCCGCCAGGGCTTCGCGGGCCGCGTCATGGGCAATCAGGGCGTCGAGCGACAAGGTCGCGCCGCAGCTCGGGCAGCGGGTGCGCATCAGTGCAGCCCTCCCTGCGGCTGCTGCACCACCTTGACGTGCTTGGCCACCAGGTTGTCCAGCAGGCTCTTCACGTCGTCGTGTTTGGCTTGCATGTGGGCGAACACCACGCGAGCCAGGCTCTCACTGACGCCCTGCAGCACATACCGCGTCTCGTGCAACTGTTCGGTCAGCTGCAGCACGTTGTCGTTCGCCCGGTGCAATTCCCGGCGCAGCTCCTCGACGTTGTCGAAGGCTTCCGGGTTGGCCAGGGTAGGGCACATGGTGACGGTCGGCTGGCTCATGCTTCCTCCCACGTCACGGTCACTCCCTGGAACTCGGTGAAGCCCCGCTTCTTGCCGGCCTCGGTTCGCCACTGGCGACCGCGCGAGCGGTCCAGCAGCGGGCCGATGGACGCCTGGCGGTCGCGGTCGATCAGCACCTCCGGCTTGCCACCGCGCACCGGGAACAGCGTCTGTTCCACCACGCGGTAGCCCATGTCGCGCAGGGTGCGGACGGCCGCGTTCATGGCGCCCAGGCGATCCACCAGGCCGGCGTTGAGCACGCGGCAGGCACTCTCCTGGGCGACCACGGCGGGCGGCTGGACGATCTTCAGCAGCGCGCCCATGTCACACCCCCTTCACCACATCGGCGGTCACGGTCGGCACGCCGATCTCGGCGGCCAGGTTCATGCACGCGGTCAGCAGGTTGCCCACGGCCAGCGGGTACAGCAGAGAGACCGTCTCCGGGCGATCGCGCCGGGTGCTGGTGATCGTCAGCTTGGCGCGCAGGGCGTCGATGCCGCTGACGTCGATCACCTCGCCGATCGGCTTGCCCAGGCGGTCGAACTTGAATTTCAGGTATTCGTCGAGGCGGCCGCCATCGAGCGGGGCCAGCTCTACCATCTCGCAGCGCTGCACCACCTCGCGCACGTCCTGGTTGCGCTCGGACAGCTTGGCCTTCAGCTCGGGCTGGCCGATCAGGATGATCGACAGCAGCTTCTTGAAGCCCAGCTCCAGCTCGAAGAATCGCTTCAGGTGCTTGATGGTCGGGATCGGCAGCGAGTGTGCCTCGTCGATCACCAGGCAGTGCCGGTAGCCGGCGGTATGGCTTTCGCGCAGGGCCTTGTGCAGTTGGGCGAAGCGCGCCTCGGGGCTCGACTTGGGCTTCTCCAGCGGGGCCACGGCGGCCATCAGCGCCTCGGCGATGTGGGTCGCCTTGAGCGTCTTGCCCTTCTGGTCGTTGTCTTCCATCCCCAGCACGTAGGGCTTGATGAGTAGGATCGGCTGGTTCTCGCGGACGATGCGGTCTTCCAGGTCGCGCATCAGCGTGGTCTTGCCGGCGCCGCTCTCGGCCACCACGGCGAGCAGGCCGCCGTGCTTGGAAGTCTGGAACATCGCCTCGCGGATGTAGCGGATGTCCGGGCTGACGTACATGTCCTCGTGGGACTGGATGTCATCCTGGAACGGGTCGCGGAACAGCCCGAAATGCTTGCGGGTGGCTGGAAACAGGGTTTGTTTACGCAGTAACATGGATTCCTCCTGGTTGGACTCGGTAGCGGGTTTCGACTTGGGGACCGAGCGGGCCGCCGTATCCGCCAAGACAGCGCGCGGCTCGCTCACCTTTGCTTCAAGAACGCTGGCCAGATCGGCCGGATCGGCGCCGATCTCGGCGAGGAAGGCGTTGATGCGCTCGCGCACATCGGCTTGATCCACCTCCTCGAAGACGCTGGCCAGGTCGGCCTGCGCGACGCCCTTGGCCTCCAGGAAGTCGCAAATGCGTTCCTGCAGGTCCAGTTCAGCCAGGCTCTTGGGCCATTCGCCGTGATTGACGATTTGCGCCACGGTCGCCTGCGAGACGTTCAACGCCTTGGCCAGATCGGCCTGCTTGCAGCCGGCCTTCACCAGCACGTTTTTCAGCTTCAACATCACTCACCTCCTGCCGCACGCAGCAGCTGCAGCGGTTTCTGATGGCCCGCACGAGGGCCGGAAAGCTCGGCGACGATCGTGTCGAGCTGGTCTTGGGGGACACCGGCCGGGTAGCGCTGCTGCAGCCACCGGAAGCGGTCGGCAGTCCATTCGCCGCCGGCAGACTCGACCCTGGGCTTGATCTGCTTAGCGGCATCCACGTGGGAAAGCGGCGGCAGCTCCACCTTCGGCGCCACCAGGTCGTGGGCGGTACCACGGCGCGGCAGGTAGGTCGGCAGCGTGGCGTCGTCGATGTGCTTGTAGGGATCGAGCTGGCCGCCAAACGGCAGGGACTTGGCCTTGCGGGCGGCCTCTGCAGCCGCCTGGCTGTCGGTGCCGGTGACCAGCTGCTCGATTTCCTTGAGGGCGGTCTGCGCCGGGGTGTCGGCGTGGCGCTTGTAGCTTTCGCCGATGCGGGCCGCGTCCGTGCTAAAGCCGAACTCGGTCTTCTGCACCTCGTTGACCACATGGAAGACCTCGTGGCCGTCTTCGCCCACCAGCACCACCTGGGCGGCATCGTCGCGCCAGGGGTTGCGGGTGACCATCACCTTCTCGCCGACCATCACGCCCGGCACCGTCGAGACGTCGTACTCGCGGCCCTGGAAGGACACGCGCAGCTTCGGAGTGACCTTGCGGCTTTCCGGTGTGGCCACCGCCAGCTCGCGGCAGACCTCGACCGAGGGGGCCTTGATCAGCTGGTCGGCGCGGATCGCCATCCACGCCTGGCTGCGGGCCATGCCGTGGCGGCGGTGGATTGCCGTGGCGTTGAAGTGCATGCGCCACTTCTTGGCCAGGGCGTTCAGCTCGTCCAGGCTGTTGACCGGCTGGAACTTGAGGCCCGGCTCGAACTTGCGCTCGATGATGTTGCGGGCGTTCTCCACCTGGCCGGTGGCGCGGGCGTTGCCGACCTTGTGGGGGATCAGCTCAATGCCCAGGGAACGGCACAGGTTGCGGGTCATGGCGGCCGTGTTGGCCGAGCCGGCATCCAGCATCAGGATGCGCGGCACGCCGTGCAGCAGGTCGGCGCCACCGCGCTCCTGCATAGCGTTGATCAGCACCGAGCACAGGTTCTCGCCCGACTCGGCGCCCATCACGTACTCGGTGTAGAGCCAGTCGCTGGTGTGGTCGGTGATCTCGTAGCTCCACACCCGGTCGGCGGCAATGCGCGCAACGTTCTTCGGCTTGTTCTTGTAGAACTCGGCGTGGTCCATGACCCGCAGGCCGTTGGCCCGCGCGTCGGCCGAGGGCTTCAGGTAGTAGAGCACGCACAGGCTGGCGTCGATCTGCCAGACGTGATTGGGGTGCAGGCTGGCCAGCTCGGTGACCGGCGCCGGGGCCAGCAGCTGGTCGGGGTGCAGCCCATACATGCGCAGAGCGCGGTGGATAGTGCTTTCCGACAGCGGGCGCAGCTCGCCGGTCGCCGTGTCCAGGTATTCGGCCCGGATCATCCCGTTGGCGCGCAAGGTCTCGACCGCATCGGCCACCGAATAGAGGCGCTTGCCGTTCTTCCGGGTGGATTCCATCAGAACGGCGGAAATCAGCATCGCCTCGTCGCGGGTCAAGGCGCTTTGCCCGGCATCGGAGCGGCGTTTGCGTTGGGCCATTACGGATACCTCCTTGAGCTTCTTCATCAGCGTGGCGCGAGACATGCGCAGGTCACGGCACGCTGCGTCGTAGATGGCCCCCTTGCCGCCGTGCCCGGCCTTCCGGGCAGCCAGGGCCACGGCTACCAGTCGTTCGGTCAGGACGGCATTCATGACTTAAGCCTCGGCCGTTTCGCCGACCAGTTGGCCGACCGAAGTAAGATCGCCGCCGCGCAGCCAGTCCGGCACCTCTTCACCGTCCGGGGCTTCCTTGACGCCGAACTCGCCGCGCAGCTGCTTGATGGACACCTCGACCTGGCACAGCAGCCCGGCCATGAAGTCGTCGTGGGTCATTCCGTGCTTCTCGGCGTGCTCGGCGAGCGACTGGAAAGCAGCGCGCAGCTTGCCGCGCACCACCGACTCGGCCTCGAAGGCGAACTGGCTCGCTTCCTTGCGGATTTCCTGCCCCTCGACATCCGGCGGCGGGGTATGGACGCGGGGCTTCTTGGTGGTGAGCTTGGCGGCCAGCTCGTCGATCTTGGCGTTCTTGTCCGCGAGCAGGCGGGACTGCGCCTCGGCGTTCTCGCGGGTTTCGCGCAGGGCGGCCCGCAGTTCCTTGACGCTCATGGTGGCGATGTCGTCGAGCTTCAGCTCGCCGGTCTGGCCGGTCAGCTCCAGCTCCTCGATCTGCTCGTCGTCCAGGACCAGCATCTCGAAGAGCTTGGATTGGGTGCCGATCGCCTTGGTCAAATGTTGCGACGTCGCAACATTTGAGAACTTCGTGGCAGCCTGCATGAATCGCACGGCAACCGAGCGATCGAGCCCTAACGCATCCAGGCGGGTCATGTAGTTGCCGTGCTCGCACGCCTCCTTCAACACCCGCAGGCCGCGCCCCACTTCCAGGCAGGCTTCCACACTGCGGCGCATGTTGGCGGCGATGTCGCGTTGGATCAGGTCAGGGTCTGCGCAGTCGGCGGGCAGCTGGTAGCCAAGCTGGGCGGCGACTGCGCGCACCGTGGCCTGGCGCTCCTCGTGCATCACCGCCAGTTGGTTGGCGGCCTCACGCATCGCGGGCAGCGCCGGGGTATCGGCGTCGGTCACCACCACGGCGGTGTTCTCGGTCTGCAGTGGCTTTCGGGCCATCGTGTTCTCCTTAGAGTTGAGTGGTCAGGCGATTGGTGATCTCGTCGATCCGCTGCCGGGCGGAATCGAGCGAGCGCAGGATGCTCACGGCGTGCTGGGCGAGGCGCGACGAGGGGCGGATGCGGCCGGTCTCGGGGATGCGCTCGGCGAATCCCTTCTCCTCCAGCGTCGCCACGTAACGGGTGATGGAGCTGGGTTCCAGGCCGGTCGCCTTGGCCAGCTCGGTGGGCGTCAAACCGTGGGCGAAATGGCCCAACAGCACGTTCAGGACGTCCAGCACCTTGCCGGCGGATTGGCTGGTGCCCTTCGGTTCAGCGGCGGCCATGTTCGGCACCTCCTTGCAGGGCGGCGAGCTTCTTCTTCAGCACGCGCTCGACCAGGTCGGCGAAGGGCTTGGCGTCGTCGCCGTCGATTTCGATTTCCCCGTAGTTGGTCTCAATGCGGAAGCCCCAGCGCATGTCCGGCACCTTCTTGGCCAGGTCGTAGCTGAGGAGGTCGCGTTTGTCGGGCATGGTCATTCCTCCTGAAAATCCAGTTCGGGCTGGGCGTGCTTCTCGACGTTGCCGCGATGCCACGCGAGCCCTTCCATTGCCTGGTGGATCGCGGTCAGCGTGTCGGCCGCCTCGGCCTTGCCGCCATAGAACTGCAGCAGCTGGCCCACGGCGGTGTTGAGCAGCTCCTGCAGGGCCTGCATGTCGACGACGTCAGCCTTTCGGCCGGTGGGAATGTCGATCAACAGCTTGCCGGCGCTGGCCGTCTGCCAGCGGGTAACGAAGTCGATGCCGCAGGCGGCCTCGAACGGGCGCACCAGGTTCAGGGGCATCCGGCCGTTCTGGAACCACTTGTAGAGCGTCCAGTGATCGGCCAGGCCCATGTGCTCGGCGATGCGCTCCACGGAGAGGTTGTGGCGCTCCTTCGCGTAGTCCTTGCACAGCTCCAGCGCGTGGCGGAGCGAACTCGGTCGGATGAGTTTCCAATTGCGGCGGGTCATTGGAATACCCTCCGAAAGGCGCCTTCCAAACAAATGCCGGTTTTGCAGCTATCGCAAGCGATTTGCAGCGAATACGATGAAAAGCGGATAATTCGCACCAGGGACGACGAGATGGCCGAGAGGAACATTCCGACCGAAGTGGTCGCCAAGCTGCTGGCAGCCGGGGCAGCGCAGGGAGAACGCCATGCCCAGGACGTGGCCGTGGAGCTATGGAGCGTCACGAACATGGCTTTGGCGATGCTCATTGCAGACCTGCACCGTGTAAGGCTGCTTGATGCTGAGCAGTTAGCCGATCGGCTACTGCGGCAAGCTGATCAACCAGGGGCAAGTGAGCTGTCTCGGCAAGCCATTGGGACACTTGCTGCTCAAGTGCTCGGGTTTGCCGCGCAAGGCGATCCGCCGCTGCGGTCTTGAGGCGGCGGGCCGCCTCGACGTGAGTAAGGGCGATCATGGCGGGCCTCAGGCAGCGAGCTTCTCGGGCTGCTTGATGCCGGCCTTGACGGCGATGTCGTGGGCGCGGCCAAAGTTGGCCTTGTCGACGCCGTTGAGGACGCGATAGACGGCGCTGGGCGGGAAGCCGTTCTCTTCTGCCCATTGACGGATGGTTTTACCCTGGCTGCGCAGCCAGGCTTTGAAACGCGGGACGGTCATGGTTGGCCTCCGTGTGGGTTATTGAGGGACAGCGGCGGTATCGCTTTGCCGGTGAATTCGCTGCTGTTTGTGAGTGAAATATATACCACCATTTGGTGGTAGTCAAATGGATTGTCATGGGGATCGCACGTGAAGAAATAGCGGTTCGGCTGATCGAGGAGCGCGCACGGCTCGGCTATAGCCAGTCGGACTTCGCCCGGCAGCTGGGCCTGAGCCATGAAGGATTGCGCCGATACGAGATGGGCCAGAGGGAGCCCGGCATTGAATTCCTGGCAAAGGCAGCTGCCTTTGGCCTGGACGTGCAGTACGTCCTAACGGGGGTTCGATCCGCCAACTTGGCGGAGGCTGAGCGAGCGGCTCAGCCTGCAAGCCAGTCGGCCAAAGGCGGGAGTGGCAACGTCGTGCACTTCATGAACGGCGGTACGGTCAACATGATTTCGACGCCGAAGCATGTAACCAAGACCACCGCCAAGGTTGAGCCGGGTGAGAAGCACATCTCCGAAGCGCAGGCGGCCAAACTGACCGCTTTGGTTCAGGACGTCGTAGAACTGGAGGCCAAGCTCAAGAAGGCGCCAAAGAGCTTCCGCTCTGTGTGGGCGGCACTCAACGCACACTGCGGCGTCACGCGCTACCTGCTGATTGCGGCCGAGGACTACGACAAGGCCGAGAAGTACCTGCGCCAGTGGATCGGCCGCCTGAACTCGATGGCCTCCGCGCCGGTCGCCGACAACGACACTTGGCGCAAGCGCCGCTACGCCTACATCAAGATCAACACCAAGGATGACGAGGCTTGGCTGACCGCCTACCTGCGCAAGAACTTCAAGGTGGAAAGCCTGACCGAGATTTCGGACGATGACCTGGACCGGACGTATCGGGCTGTCGCCTCGCGGAAACGAAAGGGACCGCCGAAAGGCGCGTAGAGGGCGCAGCGCGACCTCTACCTTGGACTGGGCGCGAGCCCAGGCGACGTAGGTGCGCGCAGCGCAGCTACCACAGGGAGATGGAATTTGAATACCAGGAAATGGTGGCAAACGAAGCCGTGGGCCGAGCGATCCACGGCACAAAAGGCTGGAATAGTCACGGGGTGGTGCGTTCTTGCCGTACTTGTTCTCGCGGTGGTGTCGGAAGATGAACCGGCGGAAACGGCGACGGCCAGCCCTGCAGGGCCAAGCCAGACAGTGGCCGCAGCGCAAGCAAAGCCCGAACAAGTCGCGCCTGCCGCTGTTCCTGAGAAATCAAGCGTGCCGGAACCTAAGAAACCGCTTGATCTGGCAGAGGCGCGTCTGTTCGCCAAAGGCACACTGAGGGTCATCAACGAGGCCGAACAGTCACTAAATGATGGCATCCAGCTCGGAGACGGAGCCGGCATCACCAAGCATGTGTGGAAGCCGCTGCAAGCGGAACTTGAGCGCTGGCCCACGTTGGTGGAACGCCAGCCAAACGACCAGCGAGAGCACTTCTCGTACTGCCAGGATGCCGCCCTAAGGCTCCAGATTCTGTCAGACGCCGTGAAGCGCGAGCGAACGGTTGAGACCATGAAATACTTGCGCAAGGACGAAGCCGAGTATCGCAAGGCCAAACAGCAGTGCGAGCAACAGGTCAAGGCTACCGACAGCCAAATCAAGGCCGCCATTGCGGCCGAAGATGCCGAGTTGAAAAAGAAGTTCGGCGGCCGCGAATGTCTGACTGTCTACGGGGTGGATCAGCAGACGGGCAAAGTGATAGAGGAGCCAAAACCGGCCCATTGCAAGAAGTCCACTTCTCTCTAAACCAGATTAAAAGACCCCATTCGCATGCCGCCCGAAGATGGCGGCATGCGCCTCTCGATCCGTCAGTACCTTCCTCGCTGGGTCCGCCACCTTCTTAGGCTGGATGGCCCTGCATGCCTCGGCTGCCGTCACGCCTTCGTGACGATGGTCGGTGCGGGATGCGTGCTTTCTCGCGGGTTCGGTCGGCGCTGTCCCGACTTTCAACCCGTAGGAGGAAGCATGTCCCTGAAACGCATCCCGCGCATGGCCGGGTGGCTCTTGACCGCCCTGCTGCTGATCATCGCCATCGCGCTGATTTCCCCCCAGCAGCTCCCCGTCGCCCTCTACAAGCTGTCCCTGATCAGCCTGGCGGCAGTCGTCGCCTACTGGCTCGACCGCTCGCTGTTCCCCTATGCCAGGCCCGACAGCTACCTGAAGTACGACTGGCGCTGCACTGGCACCAGCTGCGAGCTGGACGCCGATCACCAGGTCGCCCAGGGCTATCACCAGGTGTTTGCGGCCGCCATGCTGCGCCGGGCGATCATCGTCGGCGCCGTGGTGGTCGGCGTGGCGCTGGGGCTCTGATCATGAGCCGCCCCGTCAAACTCACGCCGGCCGGGGTGTTCTGGATCGGCTACCTGTTGGTCCTGGTGGTCGGTGGCCTGCTGTGCTTCCGTAATGCGGCCGCCGCCGACATCCCGCCGGGCGCGCAGAAGCACCGCGCCGATCTGACCCGCAACGCCCGCGCCGTGTGGGGACTCGACGCCCCGGTGGCCACGTTCGCCGGCCAGGTGCATCAGGAGAGCCGCTGGCGCCCGGATGCCGTCAGCCCGGTCGGTGCCCAGGGCATCGCGCAGTTCATGCCGAACACCGCCGACTGGATCGCCGAAGCCTACCCGGCGCTGGCCGCCAGGCAGCCCTTCAACCCCGGCTGGGGCCTGCGCGCCCTGGTGACCTACGACCGCCACCTGTGGGAGCGCGTCAAGGCCGCCTCGGCGTGCGATCGCATGGCCATGACCCTGTCCGCCTACAACGGCGGCCTGGGCTGGGTGTGGCGTGACCAGAAGCTGGCCGCCTCACAAGGGGCCGACAGCGCCCGCTGGTTCGACCAGGTCGAGCGCTACAACGCCGGGCGCCACGCCGCCGCCTTCAAGGAAAACCGGGGCTATCCGCGCCTGATCCTGCGCACCTTCGAGCCGCGCTACGTGGCCGCCGGCTGGGGCCAAGGGATCTGCGCATGATCCGCTACCTGCTCTCGCTTCTGGACTTCGTCCCGCCGATGTTCCCGCGGCTGTCCTTCCCGCTCGGCTACGTGCCGGCGCCGCTGATCCGCCAGGGCCGCGTCTCCGGCGTCCGTTCCGCCAAGCGCCTGGCACACAAGCGCCGCAACCAACGGAGGGCTCGCCATGCTTGACACGCCCTTCACCACCAGCCGACTGAACGTGCTGCTGGCCGCTCTGGTTCTGGCCGGGGTCTCGGCCCTGGCAGCCGGTGGCGCTGGCTATGCGCTCGGCCACCGCTTGGCCGAGGCGGACGGCGACGCCGCCGTGGCCAAGCTGCAGCGTGACCACGCCAACCGCGAAACCAAAGCGGCCGAGGCCGCGCTGGCGCGACTCCAGCAAGCCCAAGCGCGCGGCGACGCCCTGCAGGCACGCCTGGCCGCCGAAGAGACCAACCGTCAAACCCAAGCCCAGGAGCATGCACGTGAAATCAAACGCCTTACTACTGGCCGCCCTTGCCTTAACGCTGGCACTGTGCGGCTGCTCAACGAACCCACCGGCCACTCCGGCACTGCAACCGTGCCCGCAACCACCAGCGGGGCTACTGCAGCGGATGCCCCCGCTGCCAGCGATACCGACGTCGCTGGCTGGATCGACAACGCCCGACACCAGTACGACGCCTGCCGAGGCCGGCTCGACGCACTGATCGACTGGCACCAGGAGGCCGCCGATGGACATCGCTGACCAAGCCAGCGACCGCGAGATGGCCGACCGGGAATTCGCCCTCGCCGCGCAGCGTGCTACTCGCCCGGCTGGGCGCTCGGCATCGCACTGCCTGGACTGCGGCGAACCGATCCCGGAAGCGCGCCAGCAAGCCGTACCCGGCGTCACGCTCTGCGTGGAATGCCAAACCTTTCAAGAACATCAAGGGAGAACCCACGCATGACCGTACAAGTTGAGTTCTGGCAGCTGATCACGCTGCTGCTCTCGTTCCTCGGCTTCCTTTTCGCTGCCGGGAAGCTGTTGCTGTCGCAGATCGACCGTCGCCTGAATGAGCGATTCGAGACGATCGAGAAGGCCAGAGAGGAAGGCCAAGCCACGTGGCGGCAGACGTTCGCACAGCACCTCGACGAGGAACGGCGCGAAACCGATCTGCTGCGCAACATCGAGCGCGAATTCCTGCGCTTCCAGGCCGAACTGCCGCTGCAGTACGTCCGCCGCGAAGACTACGTCCGGGGCCAAAGCGTGATCGAGGCCAAGCTGGACGCCCTCTACAACAAGCTTGAAGTCGTTCAAATGAAGGGAGCCAACAATGGTTGACCAAGCCAAGGTCCGGCGCGAATCGATGCGCTGGAACATCCTGCTCACGCTCAACAACGCCCGCCCGATCGGTGCCTATGAAGAGCTGGTGCTTTCCACGGTCCAGGCGATCTACCCGGATGCCACTGCGCTGGAGCTGCGGCGCGAGCTGGACTACCTGGCCGACCGCTCCCTGGTCGAGCTGAAGAAAGAGCCCAGCGGCCGCTGGTTCGCCGATGTCACCCGCTACGGCGTGGACATCGCCGAATACACCGTCGATTGCCAGCCCGGCATTGCCCGGCCGGTCAAGTATTGGGCCTGACCATGCCGCCGCGCAGCAAGGTGGCCGGCATGCCGGCCGAGATCAAGGAATGGCTGGACCGGGCGCTCGCCGAGAACAACTTCAGCGACTACGAGCTGCTGGCCGAGGAGCTGAAGGCGCGCGGCTACGCCATCAGCAAGAGCGCGCTGCACCGCTACGGCCAGGCGTTCGAGACCCGCCTGTCGGCCCTCAAGATGGCCAGCGAGCAGGCCCGCGCCGTGGTGGCGGCCGCGCCGGACGAGGAAGGTGCCGTCAATGAGGCCCTGATGCGCCTGGTGCAGGAGCACCTTTTCAAGCTGCTGATGGCTGAGGAAGGCGAGTTCGACCTGCCCAAGGTCGCCCGCGCCGTGGCCGAGCTGGGCCGCGCGACCGTCACACAGAAGAAGTGGCAGGCCGAAGTCCGCGCCCGCGCCGAAGCTGCAGCGGCCGCCGTGGAGAAGATCGCCAAGAAGGGCGGCCTGTCGGCGGAATCCGTCGACCAGCTGCGCCGTGAAATTCTCGGGATCGCCGCATGACCACCATTCCCGCCCGTCTGCCCAACACCGCCACGGCCGAAGCACCGGCCGTGCTGATGGGCTATCAGCAGCGCTGGGTCGCCGACAAGTCGCCGCTCAAGGTGATCGAGAAGAGCCGCCGGACGGGCCTGACCTGGGGCGAGGCCGCCGACGACGTGCTGACCGCCGCCTCCAACCGCTCGGCCGGTGGCCAGAACGTCTACTACATCGCGTACAACCAGGACATGACCATCGAGTACATCCAGGCGTGCGCGATGTGGGCTCGTGCCTTCAACCACGCCGCCTCGGAGATCGAGGAGGGCTTCTGGGAAGACGACGACGCCGACAAGAACATCAAGACATTCACGATCCGCTTCCCGGCCTCGGGCTTTCGCATCGTTGCCCTGACCAGCCGGCCCTCCAACCTGCGCGGCCGCCAGGGCACGATCGTGATCGACGAGGCGGCCTTCCACGACCAGCTCGACGAACTGCTCAAGGCGGCGCTGGCCATGCTGATCTGGGGCGGCCGGGTGCGCGTCATCTCCACCCACAACGGCGTGGAGAACCCGTTCAACGAGCTAGTCGAAGACATCCGGGCCGGCAAGCGCAAGGGCACCGTGCATCGGGTGACCTTCCAGGAAGCCGTGGCCGATGGCCTGTACCGCCGCGTCTGCCTGCGCCTGGGCAAGGAATGGACGGCGGCCGAAGAGGCTGCCTGGATGGCCGACGTCTATGCCTTCTACGGCGACGGCGCCGAGGAGGAGCTGGACTGCGTGCCGGCCAACTCGGGCGGCGCCTGGCTGTCCCGCGCCCTGATCGAGTCGCGCATGTCGGCCGACACGCCGGTGCTGCGCTGGGAATGCAAGGCCGGCTTCGAGCTGCTGCCAGATCACATCCGCGCCGCCGAGTGCCGCGACTGGCTGGAGACCCACCTGGCGCCGCTGCTGGCTGCCCTGCCGGCGGACGCCATCTCCTTCAACGGCGAGGACTTCGGGCGTAGCGGCGACCTGACCGTGCATGTGCCGCTGATCCAGACGCAGAACCTGGTGCGCCGGGTGCCCTTCCTGGTCGAGCTGCGCAACGTGCCATTCCGCCAGCAGGAGCAGATCACCTTCTACCTGATGGACCGGCTGCCGCGCTTCACCGGCGGCGCGTTCGATGCGCGGGGCAATGGCCAGTTCCTGGCCGAGGTGGCCATGCAGCGCTACGGCGCCAGCCGCATCCAGCAGGTGATGCTGTCCGAGGGCTGGTACCGGGAGCACATGCCGCCGGTCAAGGCCGCCCTCGAGGACGGCAACCTGGACGGCCTGCCGCGCGACGCCGACGTGCTGGCCGACCTGCGTGCGGTGCAGGTCATCAAGGGCGTACCGCGCATCCCCGAGACCCGCACGACCGGCGAGGACAAGGGCAAGCGCCACGGTGACGCCGCCGTGGCGGTGGCTCTGGCCTACTTCGCCAGCCGCGAGATCAACAAAGGCCCGGTGACGGTGAAATCCCGCCGCCGTCGCACCGGCGCCAGAATCACCCAGGGGTACCAATGAAAACCAAAGGCATGTGGGTCAGCCCCACCGAGTTCGTCCAGTTCGGGGAGCCGAGCAAATCGCTGTCCGACCAGATCGCCACGCGCGGCCGCAGCATCGACTTCTACGGGCTGGGCATGTACCTGCCCAACCCCGACCCGGTGCTCAAGGCGCTGGGCAAGGACATCAAGGTCTATCGCGAGCTGCGCGCCGACGCCCATGTGGGCGGCTGCATCCGGCGCCGCAAGGCGGCCGTGAAGGCCCTCGAATGGGGCCTGGATCGTGACAAGTCCAAGAGCCGCGTGGCCAAGTCGATCGAGGCCATCTTCGCCGACCTGGACCTGTCGCGGATCATCACCGAGATGCTGGACGCCGTGCTCTACGGCTACCAGCCGATGGAGGTGATGTGGGGCAAGGTCGGCAGCTACCTGGTGCCGGTCGACGTCGTCGGCAAGCCGGCCGACTGGTTCGTGTACGACGAGGACAACCAGCTGCGCCTGCGCACCAAACAAAGCCCGCTCAAGGGCGAGGAGCTGCCGCCGCGCAAGTTCCTGGTACCGCGCCAGGATGCCAGCTACGACAACCCCTACGGCTTCGCCGACCTGTCCATGTGCTTCTGGCCGACCACCTTCAAGAAGGGCGGCCTCAAGTTCTGGGTGCAGTTCACCGAGAAGTACGGCGCGCCCTGGGTGATCGGAAAGCACCCGCGCAGCGCCTCGGACACCGAGACCAACCTGCTGCTCGACCGCCTGGAAGACATGGTCCAGGACGCCGTGGCGGTGATCCCGGACGATTCCAGCGTCGAGATCAAGGAAGCCGCCGGCAAGACGGGCAGCACCGAGGTCTATGAACGGCTGCTGCACTTCTGCCGCTCCGAGGTGTCGATCGCGCTGCTCGGCCAGAACCAGACCACCGAAGCCAACGCCAACCGCGCCTCGGCCCAGGCCGGACTGGAGGTCACCCGCGACATCCGCGACGGTGACAAGGCCATCGTCCAGGAAGCCTTCAACACCCTGATCCGCTGGGTGTGCGAGCTGAACTTCAACGACGGCGCCCGCCCGGTGTTCGAGATGTGGGAGCAGCAGGAGGTCGACAAGGTGCTGGCCGAACGCGACGAGAAGCTGGTGCGGGCCGGCGCCAAGCTGACCCCGGCCTACTTCAAGCGCGCCTACAGCCTGCAGGACGGCGACCTGGACGAAGCGGCCAAACCCGCCGCCCCGGCGGCCGAGTTCGCCGAGGGCGACGTGGCCCCCGACCAGGACGCCCTCGATGCCGCCCTTGACGCGCTGTCGGACGACGCCATGAATGCGGACGCCCAGGCCATGCTGGCACCGTTACTGAAGCGGATCGCCAAGGGTGTCCAGCCCGACGAGCTGCTCGGCACACTCGCCGAGCTGTACCCGGAGATGGACGCCACCGGCCTGCAGGAACGCCTGGCGCGCATGATCTTCGTGGCCAACCTGTGGGGACGGCTGCATGCCTAAAGTGGATCTCGCCTACTGCATGACCCTGCCGCCCAAGAAGGCGGTCGAGTACCTGAAGAACAAGGGCTACGCGGTCACCTGGGACTGGGAAGACCTGTGGCAGGACGCCCAGGCCCAGGCGTTCACCGTGGCCAAGGCCACGCGCCTGGACATCCTGCAGGACATCCGCGAGGCGGTGGAAAAGGCGCTCACCGAAGGCAAGACCCTTGCATGGTTTGCAAAGGAGCTGACGCCGGTGCTCCAGGCCAAGGGCTGGTGGGGCAGGCAGGAACACGTCGACGCCGAGACGGGCGAGGTCAGCCAGGTGCAGCTGGGCAGCCCTTGGCGCCTGCAGACGATCTACCGCACCAACCTGCAGACCGCCTACATGGCCGGCCGCTTCCAGGAGCAGCTCGCCAACGCCGACGATCGCCCCTACTGGCAGTACGTGGCCATCCTCGACGGGCGCACCCGACCCAGCCACCGCGCCATGAACGGCAAGGTGTTCCGCTACGACGATCCGTTCTGGGGCTCGTTCTACCCGCCCAACGGCTGGGGCTGCCGCTGCCGCGTCGTGGCCCTCTCGGAAGACAACCTCGCCAAGGGCGGCATCAAGGCGGAAAGCTCGTCCGGCAAGCTCGGGAGCGCGATGAAGCTGGTCTCCGAGAAGACCGGCGAGATGCGCGAGGTGGCCACCTACCGCGCGACCGACCCGGTCACCCGCCGGGAGATCGTCTTCTCCCCGGACGTGGGCTGGAGCTACAACCCCGGCGCCGCCGCCTGGCAGCCCGACCCCAAACGCTACACCGGCGACCTGGCCAAGCTCGCCAGGAAGGAACTGCCGTGAGCGACTTCGTCAGCATCACCGTCGACGACAGCCAGCTGCAGGCGGCGCTGCAGCGGCTGGAGCACGCGGGCGTCGATCTGAGCCCGGCCATGCGCAAGATCGCCCAGGCGCTCCACAAGGTCACCGAAGACAACTTCGCCGCCGAGGGCCGACCGAAATGGACGCCCCTGGCCGAGGCCACCAAGCACGCCCGCCTCGGCGGCAAGAAGGCGTACAAGAAGAACGGCGAGCTGACGGCCGCAGCTCAACGCAGACAGGATGCCGGCTTCCGCATCCTGCAGCACACCGGCGATCTGGCTGGCAACATCAGCACCGACTACGACAGCACCCAGGCGGTGGTCGGCAGCAACAAGGAATACGCGGCCATCCACCAGTTCGGCGGGATGGCTGGGCGCGGCCGCAAGGTCGAGATTCCGGCCCGCCCGTATCTGCCGCTCACTACGGACGGCGACCTGCAGCCCGAGGCGCGCGAAGAGGTGCTCGATACCATCCTGCGGCACCTCAAACGGGCGGCTGGCGTCTAGCCGCTCTGGCAGCGTTCGGGGCGCTCGGGACGCGCAACGATAGTCCGACGCACTGATCGGCGCGTCCTAAGGTTTTATAAAGGCTTGCTGCGCGGCATGCCGGCCCACTTCTCCCGCGCGTTTCCCGCCGAGGGGGCGGAATTGTAAAGTCGATTAAAAGACCGCCCCCCGCTCGCCGCCGATCATGGCGGCATGAACACGACCAAACCCCTCCACATCTTCAAGCCCGGCCGCCAGACCGCGATGTCTGGTGTGACGCTGGAGTTTTCCGAATCCGATCTTGAGGCGAGCGCCCGCGCCTACGACCCGGCCAAGCACGAGGCGCCGCTCGTCATCGGCCACCCCAAGCACGACGCCCCGGCCTACGGCTGGGTGAAGTCGCTGGCCGCCGGGACCGATGGCCTCAACGCCGAGCCGCACCAGGTCGATGCGAACTTCGCCGAGCTGGTGGCCGCCGGCCGCTACAAGAAGATCAGCGCCAGCTTCTACCTGCCCGACGCCCCCAACAATCCGGTGCCTGGCGTCTATTACCTGCGCCACGTCGGCTTCCTCGGCGCCCAGCCCCCGGCGGTGAAGGGCCTCAAAGCTGTTGCCTTCGCGGACGACCCCGATAGCGATGTGGTCGAGTTCAGCGACTGGGGCATGGAGGCCAACGCCTCCCTCTGGCGCCGCCTGCGCGATTTTCTGCTGACCAAGTTCGGCCAGGAAACCGCCGACCAGGTGGTCCCTGACTGGCAGATCGAATCCATCCGCGAAGCCGCGCGCCAGGACGACGACGCCCAGCGCACTTCCTTCGCTGATCCCACCGTTTCCCCGACCCACCAACCTCACGAGGAGAACCATGCAGTGACACCCGAGGAAAAGGCCGCACTGGAGGCCGAAAACGCCCAGCTGAAACAGCGCCTGGCAGACGCCGATGCGCGCGAGAAGGCGAGCGCGGCCGCCAAGCGCCACGGCGACCACCTGGCGTACGCCGAGCAGCTCGTCGGCGACGGCAAGCTCGCCCCGAAGCACAAGGACGCCGTGGTCGCCTTCCTGGATTTCTCGGATGGCGAGACCGCCCTGGAGTTCGGCGAGGGGGATGCCAAGCAGCCGCTGGCCACCGCCTTCAAGTCCTTCCTGGGTGATCTGCCCAAGGTGGTCGAGTTCGGCGAAACCGCCACCAAGGACAAGGCCGGGCAGCATGCTGCCGGCAACTCGGTGAACTACGGCGAGAACGTCGATCAGGACCGCCTCGCCCTCGACGGGAAGATTCGCCAGTACATGCAAGAGCACAAGGTGGATTACGCCACCGCTGCCTCCTGCGTGATCAAGTAACCCAACCCAGGAGATTTCAATGGGCCGTTTATCCAACCTGCGGGTCGTTGACCCGGTTCTGACCAACCTGTCGGTCGGCTACAGCAACGCCGACCTGGTGGGCGATGTCCTCTTCCCCTTTGTCCCGGTGGACAAGGAAGGCGGCAAGATTCCGAAGTTCGGCAAGGAAGCCTTCAAGATTTACAACACCGAGCGGGCGCTGCGGGCCAAGTCCAACCGCATCAATCCCGAGGACGTGGACAGCGTCACCGTCTCTCTCGACGAGCACGATCTGGAATACCCGATCGACTACCGCGAGAGCGACGAGGCGGCCTTCCCCCTGGAAGCGCACGCCACCCATGTCGTGACCGAGGGCATCCGCCTGCGCCACGAGAAGAAGGTGGCCGATCTGGCACAGAACACCGCGAACTACGCCGCCAGCAACAAGATCGTCCTGGCCGGCACCAGCCGCTTCACCGACAAGGTCAACTCCGACCCGATCGGCGTCTTCGAGGATGGTAAGGAAGCCGTGCGCGGCAAGATCGGCAAGTACCCCAACACCGCGGTCATTGGCGCCGCCTCCTGGAAGGCGATCAAGCAGCACCCGCAGTTCCTGGAGCGCATCAAGTACAGCATGAAGGGTGTGCTGACCGTCGAGCTGCTCAAGGAAATCCTGGAAGTCGAGCGCATCGTGGTCGGCCGCGCCGTCTATTCCAGCGACGCGGGCACCTTTGGCGACCTGTGGGGCGACAACATCGTGCTCGCCTACGTTGCCCAGCAGCGCCAGGGCGCCGAGCGCACGCCTTACGAGCCGTCCTTCGGCTACACGCTGCGCAAGAAGGGCATGCCGCAGATCGACAAGCGCACCGAGGACGGAAAGCTGGAGCTGGTGCGCAACACCGACAACTTCGGTGTGTATCTGCTCGGTGCCGAAGCCGGCTTCCTGATCGCCGACACCAACGCCTAACCGGGAGCTGCTGATGGAACAGGAAAAGAAACCCTACCAGGTCGGCGCCACGCCGCTGCTGCTCGACGGCGAGCGCGCCGAACCCGGCGACATCGTCGAGCTGACCGACAAGGAAGCGGCCGCCCTCGGCGACCACGTGTCCCCGGCGGCCGCTGATGCGGCCAATGCCGGCGACGAATCCAAGGCCCCCAAGAAAGGAGCTAAAGCGTGAAGACCCAACAAACCTGCCTGACCACCTCGGTCACGGCTGCGGCCGCCCTGAGCCGGCTGCGCTTCGTCGGCCTGACCGGCGCCGTGTGCGCCGCCGGTGCCAAGGCCCTGGGCATCACCGAGACCGCCGCCGACATCGGCGAACAGGCCCCGGTGAATACCCACGGCATCCTGCTGGTGGAAGCCGGCGCCGCCATCGCTGCCGGGGCCGAGGTCGAGTCCGACGCCAACGGCAAGGCCATCACCAAGGCCGCCGGCATCAGCAACGGCTTCGCCCTGGATGCCGCTGCGGCGGCCGGCGACGTGATCCGCATCGTTCGGGGCATCTGAGCATGGACAACCAGCACAAGCTCATCGCCGGCTACCGCGACCTGACCGAGGACGAAATCGCCTTGATGAACGAGGTGAAAGCCAAGGCGGCCGAGGTCGGCACGCTCGTGGAGAAGCTGCGCGAGCGCCTGCCGGCCTTCAAGATGGACGGCGAGCCCATCCAGGTGGGCGACCAGACCCTGATCGGCGTCAGCGAGGAGGCTTACGAGACCGACCGCTGGATGACGATCGGTACGGACCACCTGCAGCAAGGCTTCATGGCGCTGACCCGCGCTGTGGCCCGGCCGACCACGTTCTGACGCGGCCATGCGTTACTGCTCGCTCGCCGACCTGCAGCTGGCCCTCCCGGCGCAGACGCTGATCTGGCTCTCCAACGACGACGCATCGGCCACCGCCATGAACCAGGCGGTGGTCGAGGAAGCCGTCAGGCAGGCGGAAGAGCTGGTTGATGCCCATCTGCGCGGGCGCTACAACCTGCCGCTCGACCCGGTGCCGTCTGTCGTCAAGGACATGACGGTCAATCTGGCGCGGCACTGGCTGTATGCCCGGCGGCCGGAAGGCAGCGAGCTGCCCGACGCGGTCACCCGCACCTACAAGTCCGCCCTGCAGATGCTGGAGGCTATCCGCGACGCCAAGCTGACCATCGGCGTGCCGACCGGGGAAGCCGCCCCCGAGCCGGGCGAGATGAAGGTGCGGGCGCGCCCGCGCCGCTTCGGCTCTGACCTGCTGGATCGCTACTGATGGCCACCACCCTGCAGATCATCGACGCCGTGGTGGCACGCCTGAAGGTGAAGCTCCCCCAGCTGGCGGTCGAGTATTTCCCCGACCGGCCGGCGGAATACCGGCTCAACCACCCTGGTGGCGCGCTTCTGGTGAGCTACCTGGGGAGCCAGTTCGACACGACCGTCGATGTCACCTACATCGCCCAGCCGCGCACCGTGAAGCTGTCGGTCACGGTGATCCTGCGCCAGCTCAATGGTCGGGGCGGCGCCGTCGATGTGGTGGATGCGGTACGCCAGGCGCTGGTGGGCTTCCGCCCGCCGGACTGCCGCAAGGTCTGGGCCGTGTCCGAGAAGTTCCTGGGCGAAACGGCCGGCCTGTGGCAGTACGCCGTGGATGTGGCCACCGAGGCAATGCTGGTCGAGGACGCCGACGTCAACACCGAGCCCCCCCTGATCGATACCACTTTCGAGGAGAAACCATGAAATACCGTTACAGCGGGCCGACCAGCGGCGTGACGCTGCAAAAGGGCGAAGAAGCCCAGGAAGTGATGCTCCACACCGGCACCGAAGTCGAGCTGCCGGAAGAGCACGAGTACACCAAGACCCTGCTGGCTCTGGGCCACCTGACCCCGCTCAGTTCCCAGTCCCGGCCGGCCACCAAGACGTCGGCGCGCACCAGCGCCGGCACCGATGAACCCGCAGCGAAAGGAGTATAAGCGATGGCTGCAAACTACTTGCATGGCGTAGAAACCATCGAAGTCGAGCGCGGCCCGCGTCCCGTTCGCACGGTGAAATCGGCCGTGATCGGCCTGATCGGCACGGCGCCGATCGGCGCGGTCAATGCGGCCACCCTGACCCTGTCCGAGAAGGATGCGGCCGCCTTCGGCTCGCAACTTCCCGGCTTCACCATCCCCCAGGCGCTGGATGCGATCTACGACCACGGCGCCGGCACGGTGATCGTGATCAACGTGCTCGACCCCACGATCCACAAGACGGCCGTGGTCTCCGAGGCCATCACCTTCGACGCCTCCACCGACCGCGTGAAGCTCGCGCACGGCGCGGTGGCCGCCCTGGTGGTGAAGAGCAACGACGGATTGACCACCTACGTGCTCGGCACCGACTACACGGTCGATACGCTCACCGGCGAGCTGACCCGCGTCAAGGGCGGCGGCATCGTGGCCGGCGCCAGCGTCAAGGCCAGTTACGACTACGCCGACCCGACCAAAGTCACGGCAGCGGACATCATCGGCACCGTCAATGCGGCGGGTGTGCGCACGGGTCTCAAGGCGCTCAAGGACACCTACAACCTGTTCGGCTTCTTCGCCAAGATTCTGATCGCCCCGGCCTTCTGCACGCAGAACTCGGTGGCGGTCGAACTGATCACGATGGCCGACCAGCTGGATGCGGTGGCCTACATCGACGCGCCGATCGGCACCACCTACGCCCAGGCGCTGGCGGGTCGCGGCCCGGCCGGTACCATCAACTTCAACACCTCCAGCGACCGCGTGCGCCTGTGCTACCCGCACGTGAAGGTGTATGACCCGGTGCTCAACGCCGAACGCCTGGAGCCGCTGTCCGCTCGCGCCGCCGGCCTGCGCGCCAAGGTCGATCTGGACAAGGGCTTCTGGTGGTCCAGTTCCAACCAGGAGCTGGCCGGGGTGATCGGCGTCGAGCGCCAGCTCTCGGCGATGATCGACGACCCGCAGTCCGAGGTGAACCTGCTCAACGAGCAGGGCATCACCACGGTGTTCTCCAGCTACGGCTCCGGCTTCCGGCTGTGGGGCAACCGCACCGCCGCCTGGCCGACCGTCAGCCACATGCGCAACTTCGAGAACGTGCGCCGCACCGGCGACGTGATCAACGAGTCGCTGCGCTACTTCAGCCAGCAGTTCATCGACATGCCGATCAACCAGGCGCTGATCGACGCCCTGGTGGAGTCGGTGAACGGCTACGGCCGCAAGCTGATCGGCGACGGCGCACTGCTGGGCTTCAAGGCGTGGTTCGACCCGGCGCGCAACGAGGAGACCGAGCTGGCCAACGGGCACCTGCTGATCAGCTACAAGTACACCCCGCCGCCGCCCCTGGAGCGCCTGACGTTTGAGACCGAGATCACCTCGGAATACCTGCTGACCCTGAAGGGAGGTAACTGATCATGGCCGGTAAGATCGAAATCAACCGCATCACCAACGCCAACATCTACGTGAACGGCAACTCGCTGCTCGGCCGCGCCGAGGAGATCAAGCTGCCCGACATCTCGGCCATCATGCAGGAGCACAAGGCGCTCGGCATGGTGGGCAAGATCGAGCTGCCGGCGGGCTTCGACAAGCTGGAGGGCGAGATCAAGTGGAACTCGCTGTACAAGGACGTGGCCAAGACCGTGGCCAACCCCTTCAAGGCGGTGCAGCTGCAGTGCCGCTCCAGCATCGAGACCTATGGCGCCCAGGGCCGCATCCAGGAAGTGAGCCTGGTCACCTTCCTGACCGTGATGTTCAAGAAGAACCCGCTCGGCACCTACAAGCAGCACGACAACGCCGAATTCAGCTCGGCGTTCGGGGCGACCTACATCAAGCAGGTGGTCGATGGCGAGGAGGTGCTGGAGCTGGACTACATGGCCAACATCTTCCGCGTCGGCGGCGAGGACATGCTGGCCGACTACCGCAGCAATATCGGCGGCTGACCCTTAACCGCTTCCCCCTGCAGGCCCACTTCGGTGGGCCTTTTCATTTGTTAAAGCCGTTTAACTGACCCGCGCTCGGCGCCAGCCGACAATCCTTCGCGTACCTCCTTGTTTTTCAACCCACGCGAAGGAAGCCTCATGGAAATCACCCTCAAGCACCCGTTCACCAACGCCGCCGGCCAGCGCATCGAGAAGCTCACCGTCCGCCGCGCCAAGCGCGCCGACATGAAGGCCGCCACCAAGTACAGCAAGGACGAAGGGGAGCAGGAAGACTTCCTGTTTGCCCAGATCACCGGCCTGACGCTGGAAGACATCGACCAGCTCGACCTGGCCGACTCGAAGGCGCTGAGCGACTCCTTTCGCAGCATGGTGGACAACTGACGAAGCGCTACGGCCGCTGGACGAAGTGCTGCTCACGGTTCTGCGCATTCAGCCGTCCGAGATCGACGGCCTCGACATGGAGGACTACTGGTTCTGGATCGGGGTCGCCGAGCGCGAGGTCAAGCGCCGAAGCGAGATGATGCAGTCGCTTTACGGCCGATGAACACCGCCACGGCCACCAGCAATCCGCCGATGAAGGAAGCGCCGGCCGCCAGGGGCGCGCCGGCCATCGCCGCCAGGGCGAGCGCGAAGGGAAAGAGGAAAAGCGCCGCCCAGAACGGCAAGTGCGCAAAGCACGCCCAGGCAAGCCACGCGGCACCGCTGCCGATGGCCAGCCAGTAGAGAGTCTTGGCGGTAGTGAGGGCGGTTTTTTCAAACATGTTTCTAGGATAGCAAAAGGCAAAACGGCATGGCCAATGAACTGCTCGTAGGGGTCAAGATCGGCGCGGTGCTGTCCGGCACCTTCCAGGCCGCCTTCGCCTCGGCGCGCGGCATCTCGTTGAAGCTCGGCCAGGCGGCCGACGAATTGCGCGTCAAACACGCCCGGCTGGGCGATGTCATGGCGCGCGCCATGTCGCACCCCACCCGCAACGTGGGCGAGCTGCGCCGCCAGTATGAACGGCTCGGTCAGACCATCGATCAACTGCGCGCCAAGCAGGAGAAGCTGGCGGCCAGCATGGCGCGTGGCGAGGCACTCAAGGCGGCCCGCGCCGATCTGCGTGGCCAAGCGATGGAGACGGCCGGTACAGCGGTCGCCCTGGGTGCTCCGGTCGTGCAGTCGGTTCGCCTGGCGGCCGGCTTCCAGGACCAGATGCGGGACATCGCCATCACCGGCGAATTCACCAGGGCCGAGGAAGCCAGGATCAGCGGCACCGTCCGCGATTCGGCCACCCGATGGAACCAGACCCAGGCCGAGATCGGCCGGGGACTCGGCGTGCTGGTGGCGGGTGGCATCCAGGACGCGAAGGCGCTGGAACACTACGCCCCGGTCATGGCCAAGGCAGCCACGGCGACCCGCGCCAGCATGGATGACCTGGGCAGCGTAGCCATCGCCCTAAAGGACAACCTCAAGGTCGGCGAGGAAGGCTTCGAGGGCGCGCTCAACATGCTGGCCTACGCCGGCAAGCGCGGCCAGTTTGAAATCCGCGACATGGCGAAGTGGCTCCCGGCTCTCTCGCCGTCCTTCCAGGCGCTCGGCGTCACCGGAAAGGAAGCTGTCGCCGAAATCGGTGCCGCCCTGCAGATCGCCCGCAAGGGCGCCGGCTCGAACGACGAGGCGGCCAACAACTTCAAGAACTTCCTGCAGAAGATCACCGCCCCGGACACGCTCAAGGACTTCGAGAAGGCCGGCATCGACCTGAAGGCCAGCATGATGAACCTGCGCGCCCAAGGGCTGACGCCGGTGCAGTCCATGCTGGCAATCATCACGCAGTACATGCAGTCGAAGGGGCCGGCCGCCGCCGGCCAGTTCCAGCAGGCGATGGCCATCAAGGACGACAAGGAACGCGAGGCCGCGCTGCAGCGCCTGTCGGAAGCCTACAAACTGGGCGAACTGTTCCAGGACATGCAGGCCATGTCGTTCATCCGCCCGGCGATCGCCAACCAGGGCGAGATGAAGGACATCAAGCAAGGATCGATGGATGCCGGCGACAAGGGGCTGCTCGACGCCGACTTCAAGAGGCGCATGGAGGGCGCCACCGAGCAGTTCAAGGCGTTCAAGATCGGCTTGATGGACATCGGTATCACCATCGGCGACGCGCTGCTGCCGCCGCTGACCGAACTGTTGCAGGAGCTGAAGCCGGGTATCAAAGCCTTCGGCGACTGGGCCAAGGAACACCCCGGCCTGATCAAGGGCGTGATCGGCCTGGTCGGCGGTCTGCTGGCGGGCAAGATGGCCTTCATCGGCATCAAGTACGGCCTCAACCTGGTGCTCTCGCCGTTCAACGCTCTGACCACGTCGATCACGGCAGTCTCGGGCAAATGGACGCTGCTGCGCGCCATGTGGCAGGCCGGCCGCTTCGCGCCCGCGATCGCCGGCTTGCGCTCCATCGGTGGCGGCATCCTGGCGGCCGGTCGCTTCCTGGTGCCGTTCGGTCAGGGTCTTCTGATGACCTTCGGCGCCCCACTGATGCTTGTCGGCCGAGGCGCCTTGTTCCTCGGGCGGCTGCTGGTCGGCAACCTGGTGCCCGGTTTGCGCTTGGCTGGCCAGGCAGTGCTTTGGCTGGGCCGGGCCATGCTGTTGAATCCCATCGGCCTGGCGGTCACCGCGATCGGCGTGGCCGCCTACCTAGTGTGGAAGAACTGGGACAAGGTGAAGGGCGCAGTGATGGCCGGATGGAACTGGCTGAAGGGCGTGAAGAACCAGTTCTTCGCGGCCGGCGCCGACCTGATCAACGGGCTGGTGAATGGCGTCACGTCCAAGCTCACCGCCGCCCGCGACAGCATCGTCTCCTTCGGCTCCAGCATCAAGGGCTGGTTCGCCGACACCCTGGGCATCAAATCGCCCTCCCGCGTCTTCATTGGCTTCGGTGACAACATCGCCCAGGGCGCGGCGATCGGCATCGGCCGCTCGGCCGGGCTGGCCTCCAAGGCGGCCGCCGGCATGGCCTCCGACACGGCGGCAGCAGCGCAGCGTATCAACGCTGGCCGGGCCGGTGCGGGCGCGGCCGCCGGTGGCACCGGTGGCGCCGGTGGCATGACCATCCACTTCAGCCCGACGATCCACGTCCAGGGCGGCGCGGCCGAGGCCGTCAAGGGCCAGATCACCGAGGCGCTCAATCTCTCGTTGCGGGAGCTGGAGCAACTGATCGCGCGCGTATCCGCGCAGCAAGCACGGAGGGCCTACTGATGTTTGCGCTCCTGGGCGACGTCCAGTTCGACCTGATCACCTACTTCGACGGCTTCGAGTCACAGTTCGGCGCCGACTATGCCGAGCACCCGCTGATCGAGGGCAAGCCGCGCCTGCAGTTCGTCGGCGACAAGCTCGACGAAATTCGCATCCAGCTCGCCTTCCACCTGCACTACTGCGATCCCGAGGCCGAGCTGGTCAAGCTGAAAAAGGCACTCGCCGCCCACGATGCTATGGCCCTGGTGCTCGGCAACGGCGACTACAAGGGCTGGTTCGTGCTGACCGATGTGCAGGCGACCAGCAAGCACACCGACAAGGCCGGCACGCTGATCGCGCTGGAGGCCAGCATCACCCTGCGCGAGTTCGTTGGCGACAAGAAGAACCCGCTGCCGCCGCCCGCCGTCCAGCCCAAGCTGCCGCCGGCTGCGGCCAAGGCCCTGCCGGCGAGCCAGACCGCTGGCGTCGCCACGCTGGCCAGCGGCGCAGCCGCCGTGCGCGACAACATCCGCCAGGCGGTGACCTACGCCAACCAGGCGCAGTCAGCCCTGCGGGTGGCGGTGGATGCTGCCCGCCTGGCCCAGAATCTGCGCGACAACCCGCTGGCGGCGTTGGGCCGGGTGCCCGGCCTCCTAACCGGCATGAAACAGGTGGCCGGCCCGCTGGAGAATCTGTCGCCGACCCTGGCCAGCCTGACCAGCCAGTTGCCCGAGGCGTCCAGCATCCTGCGCGCCAGCAATAACGCCCTGGGCGCGGTGCGTAACGCCCAGGGCGCCCTGTCGGCCGTCAGCGCCGGCACCGTTACCGGCCGCATCGACTACCTGGCTGGCCAGCTCTCGACCGCGACCGGCGCTCTGGAGTCGGCCGCGCCGAGCATCAGCAAGCTGGCCGGCAAGGTCGTGACGAGGACGATCTGATGTACCTGACCCACATCACCACCGAAGGCGAGCGCTGGGACCAGCTCGCCACCCGTTACTACGGCGATCCGCTGCAGTACGAGCGCATCGTCGCCGCCAACCCGCACGTGCCGCTGGCCACCACCCTGCCGGGCGGCCTGACGCTGTCGGTGCCGGTGATCGAGCAGCAAGACCTGTCCGAGGAGCTGCCGCCGTGGCTGCGCTGACCGACCAGTTGCCCACGGCCGTGGCCAAGGTGCCGCACCCGGTGTTCGTGCTTTCCTACGAGCAGAAGGACATCACTAGCGACATCACGCCCTACGTGCGCTCGGTCACTTACACCGACTACCTGTCCGGGCAGTCCGACGAACTGGAGGTCGAGCTGGAGGATGCGGACGGCCGCTGGGTGCGCCACTGGTATCCCGGCAAGGGCGACACGTTGTCGCTCAAGATCGGCTATGAGGCGGCACCGCTGCTACCCTGCGGGGCGTTCGAGATCGACGAGATCGAGTTCGCCCAGCCGCCCGCGACGGTGTCGATCCGGGGGCTGGCCACCGGCGTCAAGAAGTCGGTGCGCACCCGCGTCGGCCGTGCCTACGAGAACACCACGCTGTCGGCGATCGCCCAGCGCATCGCCAAGCGCAACAAGCTGACCCTGACCGGCAAAATCCGCGACATCCGCATTGACCGGGTGACGCAGTACCAGGAACGTGACGTCGAGTTCCTCACGCGCCTGGCGCGCGAGTACGGCTACGCCTTCAAAATCGTCGGCAGCAAGCTGGTATTCACCGAGCTGGCCGACTTGCGCGACGGCGGCACGGTGGCGACCCTCAAGGCGACCGACCTGATCGCCATCCGCCTGCGCGACAAGATCAAGGACATCTACCAGGAAGCCAAGGTCAAGTACCACGACCCGAAGACCAAGAAGCTGGTGGTCTATGGCGTGAAGGGCGACCAGGTGACCGAGGTCGGCCAGACCACCGCCAGCGCGAAGAAGCAATCCGGCCAATCGGCCAGCGGCGACACGCTGAAGCTCTCGACCCGCTCCGGCTCGAAGGCGGCCGCCCAGGCCAAGGCGCAGGCCGCGCTGGACGATGCCAACCTGCAGCAGACCGCCGGCAGCCTGACCGTGCCGGGCAACCCCAAGCTGGTCGCCGGCACCACCTTCAACCTGGCCGACTGCGGCAGGCTCTCAGGCAAGTACCTGGTGGAGTCGGCCCGCCACCGCCTCGATCGCGGCGGCTACGTCACCGAGCTGGAAGTAAAGCGCGTCGCCCTGCCGGTCACCTCGGGCACCGGCGGCACCTCGGCCAAGAAGAAGTCCGGCAAGACCCTCAACGTGTACGGCGTCCAGAGCAGCGGCCAGGTGGGCGTGGTCAGCACTTCCCAAGCGAGCACGAAGAAATGAGCGAGACCCTGCAAGAGTTCGGCGCCAGCTTCAAGTTCGGCACGGTCTCGGCCGTCGATGCCAAGACCTGCCGCGTGCGGGTGCGCCTGCCCGACTACGACAACCTGCGCACGGCATGGCTACCAGTGCTGCAGGCCAAGACCCTGCGCGACAAGCACTACCACCTGCCCGACCTCGGCGAGCACGTGGTGGTGCTCCTGGATGGGCGCGGCGAGGACGGCGTGGTGCTGGGCGCCGTCTATTCCAGCGCCGACGCCCCGCCGGTGGCCAGCGGCGACAAGCACCACGTGCGCTTCGACGATGGCGCCGAGATGGAATACGACCGGGTGAGCCACCAGCTGACCGTCCGGGGTGGCATCCAGAAGGTGGTGGTCGAGGTCGGCGCCGACATCCTGCTCAAGGCCGGCGCCACGGTCACCGTCGACGTGCCGGAGACCGAGGTCACCGGCAACCTGCTGGTGAAGGGCAAGCTGACCTACCAGGGTGGCATGGCGGGCTCCGGCGGCGGCACGGCGGCCGCCATCACCGGCAACGTCCAGGTCGAGGGCAACGTCAGCGCCACCGGCACGATCATGGATGGCGGCGGCAACTCGAACCACCACAGCCACTAGCAGCTGGCCAAGCCTTAAAGCCCTTTAATATCCCCCGGCCGGGCATGGCGGCACGATAGCCGCATGACCCGGCTATCTGACATTTCCTCCGTTCACTGGCAGCCCGCCCTCAAGAGTCTCGACGTGGTCGAGGCCGAAGCGGACATCGACCAGGCCATCCGCGTGATCCTGGGCACGCCCAAGGGCAGTGACCCGCATCGCCCGGACTTCGGCTCCAACATCCACCTCTATCTGGACTACCCGATCGACCAAGCTGTGCCGCACCTGGTGCGCGAGACGGTGGAGGCGATCCGCTTGTGGGAGCCGCGCTGCGAGCTGGTGAAGGTCTCGCCCTCGATCGAGGAGGCCCAGATCACCCTGCGCGTGCAGTGGAAGCTGGCAGATGGCGTTAAGCGCGAGACGGAGGTGCGCCTGTGAGCCTGCCCGAGCCGAGTTTCATCGACCGCGACCCGCAGGCCATCACGGCCGAGATCGTCGCGCAGTACGAGCAGCTGACCGGCAAGACCCTTTATCCGGCGCAAGTCGAACGCCTGCTGATCGACGTCATCGCCTACCGCGAGACCCTGGTGCGCATCGGCATCCAGGAGGCGGCCAAGCAGAACCTGGTCGCCTACGCCCGCGCGCCGATGCTCGACTACCTGGGCGAACTGGTGGGCGTCACCCGCTTGCCGGCGCAGCCGGCGAAGACCACCCTGCGCTTCACCTTCGCGGCAGCGCTGGCCACCAACCTGCTGATCCCCGCCGGCACCCGCGTCGAGGGCGGCGACGGCGCGGCCACGTTTGCCACCGACGCCGACGTGACCTTGCTGGCCGGCCAGCTGTCGATCGATGCGGCCGCCACCTGCGAGGAACCCGGCGCCGCCGGTAACGCCTGGCAGCCAGGGCAGATCAACAACCTGGTCGATGAGCTGGGCGACGCCGAGGTGACGGCCGCCAACACCACGGTCACCTCCGGCGGCATCGAGGAGGAGGAAAACGACCGCCTGCGCGAGCGCATCAAGCTGGCGCCGGAAGCCTTCAGCACGGCCGGCAGCCGCCTGGCCTATGTCTTCCACGCCAAGAGCGCCCACCAGAGCATCGTCGATGTGGCGGTGCTGTCGCCCACCCCCGGCGTGGTCAAGCTCTACCCGCTGCTGACCACCGGCCTGCCTGACGCGAACATGCTCTCCCTGGTCGAGGCCACGTGCTCGGCCGACCGCGTACGGCCGCTGACAGACAACGTGCAAGCGCTGGCGCCGACGCCGATCGACTACGCCATCGACGCCCAGCTGGTGCTCTACAAGAACACCGACGTCGCCAGCGTGCTGGCGCAAGCGCAAGCCGCAGCCGAAGCCTACAAGGCCGACCGCGCCGCCGGCCTCGGTCGCGACATCGTGCCGGTGCAGGTCGAGGCGGCGCTGAAGGTCGCCGGGGTGTACGACATCGTCCGTACCGCCCCGGCGAAGATCGTGCTGGCCGAGAACGAGTGGGCGCGCTGCACCGGCATCAACCTGGTTGTGACGGGGACGGTCGATGGCTGACGCGCTGTTGCTCCCGCCGCCGCTGGCCGGCGATGAACGCTTCCAGGCGCTGGGCCAGCTGGCCGCCCGGATCAGCGACATCGACCTGTCGCCGCTGCTGGTCTATCTGGTCGATACGGTCAACGCCTCGGCACTACCCAACCTGGCCGAGCAGCTGCACATCCTGGGCGAGGGCTGGCAGTTCGCCCGCGACGACGACGAACGCAGGCGCCTGCTGAAACGCGCCATCGAGCTGCACCGCTACAAGGGCACCCGCTGGGCGATCCAGCAGGTGCTGGAGACGCTGGCCCTGTCCGGCCAGATCAGCGAGTGGTTCGAGTACGGCGGCCAGCCCTACTACTTCAAGATCAACGTTGACCTCTCCACGCGCGGCATCGACGAGGCCACCTTCGAAGCCCTGGTGGCCCTGATCACCGAGTACAAGAACGTCCGCTCGCACCTGGAGCTGCTGACCCTTTCACTTACCAACCGCAGCCAGGTGCCGGCGATCGCCGCCGTCGCGCTGTATGGCGAAGTGGCCACCGTCTATCCCTACGAGCTGACCGAACTCAACCAGGTGAGCCAGGCGCCGCGCTTCGGCATCGGCCACTGGTGCGTCGAGACCGTCTGGGTCTATCCGCAGACCGCTTAACCGCTTTTTGAACACAGGGAGCCCCTATGGCCAACGAGTTTTTCACGATCCTGACCGCCACCGGCCGCAACAAGCTGGCTAACGCCACGGCGACCGCCACGCCGCTGAGCCTGACCCAGATGGCGGTGGGCGACGGCGACAACGGCGCCTACTACAGCCCGACCGAGGCGCAGACCACCCTCAAGCACGAAGTCTGGCGCGGCGCGATCAACCACTTGGCGGTCGATGCCAACAACCCCAACTGGATCGTCGCCGAACTGGTGATCCCCGACGACGTCGGCGGCTTCTACATCCGCGAGGTGGGCTTGTTCGACAGCGCAGGTGCGTTGATCGCTGTGGGCAAGTTCCCCGAGAGCTACAAGCCGACCCTGGCGGCCGGCTCCAACAAGCAGCTCTATGTTCGGATGATTCTGGAGGTGGCCAACACCTCGGCGGTGACCCTGCTGGTCGATCCGAGCGTGGTCCTGGCCACCCGGCAATACTGCGACGACAAGGTTGCCGACGAACTCAACAAGCGGGACAGCAAGCAATCGGTGCGAGTGGCCACCACAGCCGCGATCGCGCTTGCCGGCCTGCAGACGATCGATGGCGTCGTTCTGGTGGCCGGTGACCGCGTGCTGGTGAAGGATCAGGCGGCGGGCGCGGAAAACGGCATCTACGTCGCAGCGGCAGGCGCTTGGACGCGAGCCACCGATGCCGACAGCGGAACCAAGCTCAACGCCGGGGCGCTGGTGCCGGTCGAGGCCGGGACGGTCAACGCCGACACCATTTGGATGCTCAAGACGGACGGCGCCATCATCATCGGCGCCACGCCCATCGCGTTCCAGTGGGCCGGTGGCCTCAATGCCCCGACCCAGGCGGCCGGAGACAACAGCGCCAAGGTCGCCAACACCGCCTTCGTCCAGGCCGCGATCGCCGCATTGGTGGCGTCGTCGCCGGCAGCGCTGGACACCCTCAACGAGCTGGCGGCGGCCCTGGGCAACGACGCGAACTTTGCCGCAACCATCACCAACGCCCTCGCGCTGAAGGCCCCGCTCGCGTCGCCTGCGCTAACGGGAAACCCAACAGCCCCGACTCCTGCACAGTTCGACAATGACACGTCGCTGGCAACGACGGCATTTGTTCAGGCCAACGGGCTGCGCTATGGGTTCTCGTCGGTTGTAGCCAACAGGAACCTCGCGCTTGCCGACATCGGCAACATCTGCTGGTTTAGCGGAGGTTACACGGTGACGATGCCTACGCCACAGTCACTAGGCATTCCCGTCGGGGCGACGGTCACTTTCTACAACACAGCTGCGGTCAACGCGGTAGTCACGGCAGGGGCTGGCGCTTCGTTCGATTGTTTGGCATCCCCGGTGACGGTTAAGCAAGGCGAGTTCGTTACCTTCGTGGCGACTTCCACCACTCAATGGACGCAATTTGGTGTTTCTGATCTTGGAAAGATCGGTTCCTTTGCCGCGTCGCTTGCTTTGAACGGCTATCAGAAGCTGCCGAGCGGCCTGATCATCCAGTGGGCGACGAACACACAAACTGGTGAATCTATCTCGGTATCGTTGCCGATTGCCTTCCCGAATGCATGTCTGTTCGGGGCCGTGAATATTCGAACCGACAACGGCGCCGCCGTCGTCTCAGCCAGGACAACGACAAGTCTTCAAGGCAGTGCTCTGGTCGCCGGCGTAAACGCCTCCGGAACGCACACCTATGACTGGCTTGCAATCGGATACTAAGGGGTAAAACAAATGCGATTTTCCAAATCTACGGGCTCCTTCTATCCGGAATCCGAACAGTACGCCGTGCTGCCCGATGACATTATCACCGTGCCACAAGAGGACTACGATGTAGCGATGGCTCGCGCACCAGGCGATACGCTCGACGTGGTCGGTGGCCGCGTCGTGGTTGTTCCTCGGCCTGCACCGACCGATGCCGAGATCAAGGCCGACAAGTGGACCGCCGTCAAGGCCAAGCGCGACGCCATCAAGGCCGGCGGCGTGAAGGTCGGCACGCTGTGGTTCCATAGTGATGCAGACAGCCGCATCCAACACCTCGGGCTGAAAGACAAGGCCCGCGATCTGATCGCTGCCGGCGGGGCGATGACAGACAACCTCACCATCCTCGGCCAGCCAGTGCGCTGGAAGACGATGGACGGCTCATTCGCCAATGTCACGGCGCAGCTCGCCTTCGACATCGTGGCGGCCGCAGGCGATCTCGACGCCCGGCTGTTCGCTGTCGCGGAAACCCATCGAGCCGCGATGGAGGCAGCCGCGGACCCGGCAGCCTATGACTTTTCGGCCGGCTGGCCCGAGACCTTCGGAGGCTAAAACCATGTCAGCCGTCCAACTGCTTTTTACCCGGCGCCGGCACCCCGGAAGTGCCTTGATTCGCGTCACCACCTGGTCGGCTTGGTCGCACGTCGATCTGATCGACGGACAGTCGGTGCTAGGTGCTGTGGCCTTCCACGGCGTCGAGCGCGAGCTACTGGCGACCCGCCTGGCCCACGCCAGCCTGGCGGCGGTGATGACGATCCCCTGCGCCGATGCCCAGGCCGTGATTGCAGCCGCCGAGTCACAGATCGGCAAGCCTTACGACTGGCTGGGCGTGCTGGGCATCGGCCTGCATCGGGACTGGCAGGAGCCGGATCGGTGGTTTTGTAGCGAAATGGCGGCCTGGGCCTTCCACGAGGCCGGGCGGCCGCTGTTCCGGCCGGACGCGCTGTACCGGATCACGCCGCAGCATCTTTGGATGTTGCCCTACGAGGCGCGCTTTATTGAGACGCCGGACGCACCGCAACCGGCATGAAGAAGAGGGCGGCGGCCGTGGTGCGGGAACACCTCGGCCGTCACCGTAACCCACAGACAGAACCTGTGAGCCTTGGCCAAGGCCCCCTTACCGTGCACACGGCGGGTCTAAGCCTACCAACAATTGCAGCAATCAAAAAGGGCTTACACAGAATGGAAATGCAATCTGCTTCCCCCATCGTCCCCTGGATCGGTGGAAAGCGCCGCCTGGCGAAACACATCCTCCCGCTCTTCCCTGAGCACACCTGCTACGTTGAACCGTTCTGCGGTGCGGCAGCGCTCTACTTCCTGAAGGCACCGACCAAGGTCGAGGTGCTCAATGACGTGAACGGGGAACTGGTCAATCTATACAGGATCGTGCGTCACCACCTGGAGGAGTTCGTCCGACAATTCAAATGGGCGCTGACCTCGCGGCAAATCTTCAAGTGGCTGCAGATCACCCCCGAGGAGACGCTGACGGACATCCAGCGCGCGGCCAGGTTCTTCTATCTCCAGAAGATGGCCTTCGGCGGCAAGGTCGAGGGCCAGACGTTCGGCACCTCGACCACCTCGGGACCGAAGCTCAACCTGCTGCGCCTGGAGGAAGACCTGTCGGCCGCCCACCTGCGCCTGAGCCGCACCTACATCGAGAACCTGGACTGGGCCGACTGCATCCGCAAGTACGACCGCGAGCACACCCTGATCTACTGCGACCCACCGTACTGGGGCACCGAGGGCTACGGCGTCGATTTCGGCCTGCATCAGTACCAGCGCATGGGCGACCTGGCCAAGACCGTCCAGGGCCGGATGGTGGTCTCCGTGAACGACATCCCGGAGATGCGCCAGGCGTTCGCCGGGCTGAACATCGAGCGGGTGGACATCAGCTACACCGTGGGCGGCGCCGGCCGGTCGAAGGTCAAGTCCGGCGAGTTGATCATTCGGAACTGGTAGACGTGACAAAGGGGCCTCTCGGCCCCTTCCATCTGCAATTCGCTTTCAATGCGTGCAACAATTACCCAGTGCAACTTATCTCGCAACCCGAGCCGCTTTTATCGCGGCGCGCTTCAATATATTCTTAGCCTATATATAGCTGCTCCCCTCCCCCCATGTCTCAGCACTCGTTCTCTCTTTTGGCGATGATGGGCCAATAAAAAAGCCCCCAAAGATTGGAGGCCGGAATGTACAGGTGAGGCAGGAGGCTCAGGCGGCTCGCAGCGCTTTGGCTACAGGCTGCATCGAGCCGGTCTCCTTGTGACGCAGGTGCCAGGAGAACGCTTCTTCCAGCAAATGCGGTGTTTGCCCGCCATGCTGACAGGCGCGGTCGAAGTAATCCTGTAAGGCATTCCGGTAGGAAGGGTGCACACAGTTGTCGATAATGGCTTGCGCCCGCTCGCGAGGCGACAGACCCCGAAGATCCGCCAGACCGCACTCAGTCACCAGAATGTCCACATCGTGCTCGTTGTGATCCACATGGGTAATCATGGGGACGACGCTGGAAATATCGCCCCCCTTGGCCACGGACTTGGTGACAAAGATGGCCAGGTGGGCATTTCGGGCGAAATCTCCCGAGCCGCCGATGCCGTTCATCATATGGGTGCCGCCAACATGGGTGGAGTTCACATTGCCATAGATATCGAACTCCAAGGCGGTGTTGATGGCGATGATGCCAAGCCGGCGAACGATCTCGGGCGCATTGCTGATTTCTTGGGGCCGCAGCACCAGGCGCTCACGGTAATGATCGATGTTACCCAGCAGGCGTTGATGCACGGTTTCAGACACCGTGATGGACGAAGCCGAGGCAAAAGCCAGTTTGCCGCTATCCAGTAAGGCAATGGCGCTGTCTTGCAGCACTTCGGAGTACATCGTCAAGCCTTCGAAATCAGCCTGCCCGAAGCCATGCAACACCGCATTGGCGATGGTTCCAATACCTGCCTGCAGGGGCAGTAGCGAACGAGTCAGGCGGCCCGCCGCGACTTCTGCTTCCAGGAAATGCACGATATGGCCGGCAATCATGGCAGTGTCGTCATCCGGGGGCAGCGCATTCGAGGGACTGTCCGGGTCACGCGTGAATACGATGGCCGCGATCTTTTCCGGATCGACCGCAATCGCCGCGGCGCCAATCCGCTGCTCGGGGCTCACGAGCGGAATGGGCGCCCGGACGCCGTGAGCGGCAGGTACATAGATGTCGTGCAGGCCTTCAATGCTGGCGGGCACGCTTTGATTGATTTCGATGATGACGACTTTAGCCTGATCGACAAAGGAAGCCGAGTTGCCGACCGACATCGTAGGTATGATGCCGCCGTCTTCGGTGATGGCCGCCGCCTCGATGATAGCGACATCGATAGGATGCACGTGGCCGGCTCGAAGTTGCTCAACAGTCTCTGACAAATGCTGGTCAATGAAGCGGATCTCTCCCTGATTGATCTTGCGGCGCAACGTGGTGTCAACCTGGAAGGGCATCCGGCGAGCCAGCACATTAGCCTGCGCCAGCAACTTGTCGGTGTCATGCCCAAGCGATGCGCCGGTGATGAGGGTAATCTGGAGAGGATGCTCCGCCGCGCGCTCAGCCAGCGCGGCAGGCACGGCTTTACAGTCGCCCGCACGCGTGAAGCCGCTCATGCCGACGGTCATGCCGTTTTGAATCAGTTGTGCGGCTTCCTGAGCCGTCGTTACGCGAGAGCGCAGGCCCGCATGCCGGATACGATCGAGGTCCAT